GGAATCAGGGCGCTGCCCTACCCACCAGCGTAAATGGAATCGCGATCGTGGAAGCTCAACCGCTCGAGGCTATGGATCTGATTGGCAGAGACTGCGGGCTATCAAGCTGAACACCGACCCATTCTGCCAGATCATGACGCACTGTAACGGTGCCATGCCCACAGAAGTGGACCACATCATTCCGATTGAGCAGAGGCCCGACCTCAGACTCGTATGGAGCAACCTGCAATCGACGTGCGACCCATGCCACAACGCTAAGACTCGACGTGACAACGGGATAGATGGGGCGGTAACTGCACAAGAGGGACACGGGGTAGGGCGGTAACAATCTCTAGCAGAGGGGGTCCGCAGACCCAAGGCGGGTCACATAGACGTTACCGCATAAGTAGATTGGGTTCTACTACAAACGTAGATTGCATTTTATGAAGACTGGAAGACCGAGAAAACCGACCAAGCTCAAGATTTTAGAAGGCAACCGCGGCAAGCGAAAGCTTTCCATGGATACCGAGCCTCAGCCCATCATTGGGCAGCCGGCCGCTCGAGAACTACCGGCGCGCGCCAAAGCAATCTGGGATGAGGTAACGCCAGAACTCGATCGCCTCGGCCTTTTGTCGGTGATCGACGGGACCAGCCTCGAGGCTGCATGCCGCGGGGCTGCTCAGTCACTATGGGCGGATGCGGAGTCGGAAAAGTTACAGGCCTTAATCTCGTCCGGTGCTGGTGAACAGAACGATTATTACCGGCTCGGGATTCTCAACGCCATCAGTAAAAAGGGATGGATGCAGTGGGGTAATTTCTCCGCGCGATACGGGCTCGATCCGGCATCGCGCAGTAAGCTTTCGGTTGATCCCGCAAAGCAGCAGGACCCGCTGGCGTCCGCAATCTTCGGGTGAATGAGAAGTTTGATAAACCGCAAGCCTGTTCGTGGTGTAAGAACCCAGTCTGGTTTGCGAAGACAACGAAGGACAGGCGAATCCTCTGCCGCGCGTGCGAAGCGTGCCTGTTCTTCGAGAACTACCTGACGCTCACGGGCGACTTCTCAGGGAAGCCTTTCAGTTTGATGCCGTGGACGCGGCAAGTACTCCGAGACATCTTCGGAACGCTCGAAGACGACGGCCTCAGGCAATACCGGGACATCTACCTCGAAGTGGCGAAAAAGAATACCAAGACGACGCTGTGCGCTGGCCTGGTGGTGATGTGTCTTTCGACCACCCGCACGACCGGCACGGAGGTTTACTCTGCGGCAACCTCGAAGGATCAGGCGGCTATCGTGTTCCGGGCTGCGGCTCAGATGGTCAAAGCATCGCCGGAATTGTCGAAGCGGCTACGGGTGCTGCCTTCGTCGAAGCGGATCCTAAAGCGCGACGACCCGAGCAGCTTCTACCAGGCGCTCTCCGCAGATGGCGATATTCACGACGGTATCCAGCCTTCTTTTGTAGTTCGCGACGAGTTGCACCGGTGGAGAACGCGCAAGGCGCTTGAGCTGAACGAGATTCTAGAGCGCGGCGTGATTGCTCGAGAAGAGCCGATGGTCATCGATATCACGACCGCCGGCGAAGTGGACGAATCGCCGCTATGCTGGCGCCGCCACGAGTATGCCCGAGAGATCCAGGATGGCGTGATTACCGATCGGCGCTTCTATGGCCGAATCTGGGCTGCGGATCAGGCTCGGGCGATGTCCGATGCTGACACGGATTACTGGAAGAGCCGCGAGGCGCGCGTAGCGGCCAACCCAAGCCATGAGGACAACGGCGGCTACCTGAAGGACGCGGTGCTTGAAGGGCTTTGCCTCAAGGCGCAGAATGACCCGCAGGCTCGATCTGAATATCTTCGCTACCACCTGAACGTCTGGGGTGAAAAGGACGACCGCGCGATCGACATCCATAAGTGGATGGATTGCGGCGGCGGCGTGGACCTTCGCGAGTGGCCGGAGTATGACCCGGAGTTCCTGGTGCGCAAGTGGGGGCTCATGGACCGCCAGTGTTTCGCCGGAGTTGACGCCTCGTGGACGACCGATTTGACGGCATTGGCGCTGGTATTCCCGCCGGTGGATGACGAGCCGTGGAGCTTCCTAATGTTCTTCTACATGCCCGAGGGCCGCGTGAAAGAGCGGGAACGCCGCGATAAGGTCCCATATTCGGAATGGGTCCGCAAGGGCTTCATCGAAACCTGCCCCGGCAATGCGAACGATTATGCCGGCATTCGGCAGCGCGTAAAGTGGGCCTCGGAAATGTTCAGCCTCGAAGAGATGCCGTTCGATCCGTCTAACTTCCGCCCGATGGCGATGCAGTTGATGGCAGAGGACCAGATCAACGCGGTCGATGTCACGCAGCGGTATTCGAACCTCAACGACCCGACAAAGTTTTTGTTGGGCGCCTATTTGGATAAGAAGATCCAGCACGGCAATCACCCAGTTCTGAACTGGAATGCCCGCTGTTTAACGCTGAAGCATGGCGTGCAGGGAGATGTTATGCCGGATAAGCCGGATCGCCTGAAGTCCACCAAGAGAATCGATGGAATCTCCGCGATCGTGACGGGCTTGGCGCGCGCCAGGCTGATGGTGGAGAACGTCATGACCTACACCCCCGTTGGGAGCGTCAGTGCTGCCTGAAATCACCCGCGTGGTGAAGGGGTTCCTCGATCGGCTCGCTCCAGAGCCGCTACCAGATTTGGGGCTCAAGGATGTTTCAGGCGCAGGATTCGGCACATGGGATGCCAGTTGGTACGAGCGTAACGGCTATCCCAACGTGGCGGCAGCGCTTGGGGCTGGGTCCTCATCGTGGTCGGGAGAGTCCGTGAGTATTCCGGCGGCGATGAATCACTCGGTGGTCTGGGCCTGCTATCGGCTGATTTCGGAAACAGTCGGGATGCTGCCATGCGTAATGCTCCAGTCCACAGGTTCGGACAAGCGCGTTGCGAGCGAACACCCTGCCTACACGCTACTCCACGACGCGCCATCCGATGATATGACCGCAATGAGCTACCGCTCTACCGAGACAGGCCATTGCGTATTAGGCGGGAACGCTTACTCAATGATCAACCGCCGCAGTGGAACCGGTACGGCGATTGGCCTGGACCCGATTGACCCGGAGCAGGTTACTCCCGATCGCGAAAAGAATACCTCCGCCAAGCGGCTGATTTACGTCGTGAAGGAAGGTAATAGCCAGTCAAAGACGTACACCGTTCAGCCCGGTAAGCCGCATGACATTCTTCACCTCCGTGGGATTGGCTGGGATGGGATCAAGGGATTCTCCGTGATCACGATGGCGCGCCAGTCGATCGGTACCGCCATCTCGGCCGAGCGCAACGTAGGAGCATTCTACCGAGCGGGCGGCCGGTTGCCCTATGTAATTGAGCAGGCAATACCATGGAAGACCGACAGCGATCGGGACAAGTGGCGGGCCGATTGGGAGCGGATCTATAGCCAGCCGCATCGGGCTCCCATGATGTCACCAGGGCAGACGTACAAGCAGATCGGGCTGAGTATGCTCGATCAGCAAATGCTGGAGACACGGCTGTTCAGTATTCATGAGATTTGCCGGTGGTTCCTGGTCTCTCCCCACCTGGTGGGCGACCTCAGCCGCGCAACGTTTTCGAACATTGAGCAGTTGGCCCTTGAATTCGTAAAGATGACGCTCTCCACATGGCTCACACGTTGGGAGCAGGAGCTTTGGCGCTGCGTGTTGACACCGGAAGAAAAGTCAAAGGGGTACTTTTTTAAGCACAACCTGACGGCACTTCTCCGTGGCGACTTCGCATCTCGTATGGCTGGCTACTCGACCATGCTGCAGAATGGCATCGCGTCGGTCAATGAGGTTCGGGACCTGGAAGATTGGAATCCGACCGAGGGCGGCGACGACCACCACATACAGCTCAATATGCAATCGCTCCCCGGCGGCACGCCGCTCACATCACAGGCCGCGGCGCTCGTAAGGCTCGGCAATTCGTAGGAGGAAATCAACATGAAAACCAAGCAACGTATGCGGATGGAGATCAAGGAGATTTCCGCCGAAGGTTACTTCGAGGGGGTGCTCAGCCCCTACAACGTGGTCGATCTCGGTAATGACCTGGTGGAACCCGGTGCCTACACGAAGACCATCCAGGAGCACGGGCCCGAAGTTCCGCTTCTCTGGCAGCATAAGACGGACGTGCCGATCGGCAAGCTCACCCTCGAGGACAGCGCGACCGGACTGATGGTCAAGGGCCAGCTTCTGATGCAGCTTCCCGAGGCGCAGAAGGCTTACCTGCTGATCAAGTCGGGAATCGTCAAGGGCCTCTCGATCGGATTCGACACGGTCAAGGAAGCGATTGACGGCAGCATCCGCCGGCTGAAAGAGCTACGTCTGTGGGAAGGATCCATTGTTACTTTCCCGATGGCGCCTTTGGCGATGATCACCGCAGTAAAGGCCGCCCGCCAGACCAAAGACAGCTTCAGCGACGAGTTGGCCGAGATCCAACTGCAGGACATGGGCTATCAGATGTTCTGCGCCCTGCAATGCTCGCTGGGTAGCCTTCCCTACGCCCCGGGCATGAGCAAAGACGAGAAGGTAGCCGCCGCGACGGTGGCCCTCCAGCAATTCACGGAGACGTTCCTATCGTACCTGCCGGAATACATCGACTACCTCACCGAGGAATACGGCGCGATGGAGACCATGAGCGCCGGTGAGATCGAAACGAAGCGCATGGAGCGCAAGGTCGGCCGCACGATTTCAGCCGCCACCAAATCCAAACTTTCTATGGCGCACGATCACATGAAGAGCGCCACCGAAGCTCTAGCCGCACTCTTGGCTGACGAAGCCGCTGTCGATGCAACTGACGACGGCACTTATGATGGCAAGAGCCGCGAGCCAGAAACAAAGACCGAGCCGGAAGAAGTCCACTCGGCAGCCGCACCACAAACCATCAAGGAGTTGATGTCGCTATTTCGCGCGGCGTAAGTGCGCGGAGCATCTATTCAGCGAACAGGAACAAACCAAATGGAACAGAACGACCAACTCCTCACCGAAATGCACGGTGAGTTCAAGGGCTTTCTCGCAAAGGCTGCCGAGGAAACAAAGCTCAACGGAAGCGCACGCGAAGAGACGAAGGCCGCCATCGAAGCCATCAAGGAAAAAATGGACGCGATTCAAAAGCAGACCGACGCCATCGACCTGAAGATCGTGGAACGCCATGGCGAGCTTCTGCCTCCTGCCGTTAAGAGCCTGGGAGAGAAGTTTGCCGAATCGGATGAGTTCAAATCCGCCAAGGCCACAGATTTCCGCGGGCAGAAGTCTTTCCGCGCGTTTATCGGTGATGCATTCGAGGGCCGCAAGTCCAGCATCACCACCGTCGGCGTTGGCTCCGGTACGACCGGCGTCCAGATGCCTACCCGGCTACCCGGTATCACCGCGTTGCCGATGCAGGAACTTCGCATCCGTGACTTGATGAACAAGGTCACGATGACGACAGGCAATAGCTTCGATTATGTGCAGATGCTGTCTCGCCAGTCGAGCCCGTCTCCACAGATTGAAGGACAAGCTAAGGCGGAGTCCACCTATCTGTGGACCTCGAAGTCCGACACCGTAAAGACCATCGCGCACTTCACGAACGTCTCCAAGCAGGCTTTGGAAGATATCCCATGGATGCGCAACACACTCGACACCGAACTGATGTATGGTTTGCTGCTGAAGGAAGAGGCGGAGATCCTGGCTGGCGACGGCACCGGCCAGCACCTGAACGGCCTCATCACCCAGGCCACGGCATACAACACGGCCCTCGATGTCAGCGGCGACACCAAGCTCGATAAGCTGCGCCACGCGAAACTGCAGGCCCGCCTAATTGGCTTGGCCACCTTTGCTCCGGATGGCGTTGTTCTCAACCCCACCGACATGGCAAAGATCGAACTGATCAAAGATGAGAACGGCGGCACAAACAAGGGCCGCTATATCATCGGCGATCCGCAGCAGGGTAGCCCCGTCAAATATGTCTGGGGTCTGCCTGTAGTGGAGTCCGACTCCATCACGGCCGGAACGTTCCTGCTTGGCGCTTTTGGCACTGCCGCCACGCTCATCGACCGCCTCGCTGCAATGGTTGAAGTATCTTTCGAGCACTCGACGAACTTCACCAGCAACATGGCCACGATCCTCTGTGAAGAGCGCCTCGGCATGGCCGTGAAGCGCCCGAACGCCTTCATCACCGGAACCATCTAGGTCCGCGCCCGTACGATTGGGGCGGGTGTAACTCCCATTGCCCGCCCCGCTTTTCATATGCCAAAACTGAAAGCCCTCCGCCAGATCGTAGGTGACTACGGCAATATCGCCGCTGGCCAAGAGTTCGAAGTAGACGAAGAGACTGCCGCCCATCTGGAGACGCTCGGAGTTGTCGAGCCGCGCGTCGTTTACGCCAGCGGCCCGCTGCTTTATTCGACCAAAGTGGTAACGCCCGAAGCTCCTGAGGTGGGCGCGCGGCCAGCCTTTCGTGACGTGCCTCTGCGTAACGCGAAACCGGCGGCAGTGGCTACCGAAGGCGATAGCGTGCTTCCTGAGCCAGACGTACCCGTACAAGGAGCTGCTGATAGTGGCCGATGGGCAGGACGTAAGAGATCTGGTGCCGCCAAATGAGCCGATCCGGATCATCCATTACGCCGGAAGGCTCGCCATCGGAGTCAAGCGCAACCTCGGATGCGCGGCGGCATTCGGAGATGTTATTGCCCACTGGGATGATGACGACTACAGTGCAGATAGCCGACTCGCAGACCAATTGGCTGGAATCTCAGCGTCTGGATGTGCCGTCGTCGGCTACCATTCAATGCGTTTCACCGATGGTGTTGCGTGGTGGCAGTACCGAGGCACCCCGCTCGGGACGTCCCTGATGTATCGAAAATCTTGGTGGCTGGAGCACCCATTTCAAAGCGTGCAGGTAAACGAAGACGGCAAATTTTGCGACGAAGCGCGAGGCGCAGATGCGCTCGCAACGGAAGACGCGGGCAACCTGATGTGGGCCACGATACACCCGAGCAATACAAGCCCACGGCAGCTTGAAGGCAGCGCGTGGAGCCGATTATGAGATGGCGTAAATCTAAAACGGTAAGAGTAACCCGCGTTGGCTTGGATGCGATCCTAGAAGAGCTAAGGCCAAGGATTGAATTGCAGCAATGCATCTGCTGCTCAGCGGAACAAATTACTTTCATCGCCTCCGCATATCGTTCACCGCAGGGACTGCGCCGACAACCGTAGGTTTGAGATCGTCCGAACTTTAATCCAGGAAGCCATTGAATTGGCTAAACCCAATAAATGAGCGTCTGGTTCTGCATCCCGTCGGCCCGCACCGTCGAGCAGTCAGCGCCCGTTTTCAAAGCGTGGCGCAAAATGGGCTACAAAATCGCCATCGTGACGGATGACGAAACGCCGCGCGACGTGGATCTGCAGGTGGTGTGCGATTCATACCCCGGCTACGCGAACAGCGTGAACTACCTCGCAAAGCGCGTGCTGGCGGAGAATCCCGATTGCGACTGGATCGTTTGCGGCGGTGACGACACGTACCCGGACCCGAATGTGATGGCGGATGAGATCGCGGATCAATGTAATCAGCATTTTGGAAGACTGTCAGGCGGTTCGACCTTCGGCGTGATGCAGCCTACCGGCCATA